TGGATACGTTCATTGAGTGGCGCCAACAACTCGAAGAACGCTGCGATGAGATCATCCAGAAGAACTTAGAAGCATGGCGACTTTTTTTGGATACCAAGACTATCGAAAGGATCGATAAGGAAATCCCCAAGTATGAAAAGTGGCTAGCGGAAACGGAAGCGGAAATCCTAGAGAAGAGCGTCAGGAAATGATATCAGCAGCGGCTGTGATATCAGCCTCTTCCGTTAACTCCGCTATATAAGTCGCCAACGTGTTAACACTTCTACCCATCAAACTAGCCAACGCAACAGGGCTGGCACCTTCAGTCTGAACATAAGCAACCATAGATACAGAGCGAACAACGGGCTATGAACGTCCAGCAACTCATCAAGCGCATCATCATTATACGTCCAACCACCCTTACCGGTAACCACAGTAACCCTAGACAGGAAGTACTTCTTCATCATTAGTTAATGCAATAACTACGTAGAACATCTATTCCATCAGCGTTTCCAACGATTATATTTTATTCAGTGCTGGCGACAGTGCTTTTTATCAAAAATATGTTTTATAACATAAAAATTTTTTTTCACTTTTTGAAATTCAAAGATATTTATAAGTAAACAGGATAAAATGCTTGAACTATTATTTATATTAACCATGTACCTGATCATCGCTCAGTACTGCAACCTACGACGTAGTATGGTGCAGATATACGACGATATACACCGTATAATACGGGCTATTATGATCACCACCGCAAAAGGTACCGGCAGGCTATTCGGACTAATAATATCTTTATTCAAAAACGGAAAGTAATGGTATACAAAGACAAAGAGTACTTCGATAAGATGGAGGATTACAACTACGAGATGTTAACATACTTTAACAATGACCAGCACATATTCGCAGAACTGGATCGAACCGAGTATATGGCTTGTATCGACGCGTCAGGAACGTCTAAGGGAGGCTGTAAAGCGTACATCGAGACCAAGGCTAGAACCGGCATTACAAGCGGCTATGACGACATATTCATCGAGAGTAAGAAGGTGGCGTACCTGACACTGTCTTACATGGTAGACGGATATATACCCATATACCTTAACTTCATGGACTACGTAGACGGCTTCGATTATACACTGGATCTATTACCTCATACGATCATGGTATGGCGTCTGGACAAATTGAACAAGTGGGACTATATTCCGTATGTACCTACCAAGAGCGGTGGCTATAAGAAAGTACAAGTACAGGAACGCTTCTGCTTATTTAAGAGCGACGCAACCGTATACCGCCTGCAGAACAATAAGACATACAGAATGGAAACGACAGATGGTATCAGATGCGACAAATAAATATCTGCAATGGCTGGAAAGAAACTACGAAGGGCAGAAGAAAAAACTGCAATCCTACTGTCTGTCTTCCGGGATCACATGGGATGAGGACGTATATTCGGACACGGCACTGAAGATCTACGAAAAGATAGATAAGAAAGGCATGATAGATACCAGCGATAAAGGGTTTGAAAACTATCTTTTCAAGGCTTTTAAGACCAATATACTACGGGAGCGGCAATACGCTAGGAACGCGTTAAACGATGACAATTATGATGGAGAGGTAGAGCAGATATATGATGACTGGTACAACAGAGAAAACGACGCTGAAATTGAGAAACTGAAGAAGGATCTGTGGATAGACTACTCAACGCTATATCTTCTGCATAAGGTGGAAGAACACTTCGATGACGAACACTGCTACGTATTCAGAATGAAGTATCTAATGCCAAAGATGACGTATAAGAAACTTGGCAAAAAGACGGAGATAAAGAACATCAGGCAAAAGGTTGCGGACGTCAAGCATTGGCTGCAGGACAACGTATCAAAGGAAGAAATAAAGAAAGCATTTATAAATAAATACGGCAATATTCTTAATTAATATATGTTAACAATGATGATATATAGAGCGTTAGAGATACTGATATCGGTAGTATTATTCTTTTCGTTAAAGTATATCGTATATTATATAACGGAACGGATAATACCTTTCCCTAGTTGGTTAGACTACAAGCCCTACGCATGTGGCAAATGTCTAGGCTTCTGGCTACCAATGGGAGTATATCTTAGTATATTCTATATAGTCGGAAATATAACGGTACCGGCGCTTGGTATCACCTTAACGGTACTGGACACAATAGCGAAAATAATAGATGAGAAAAACAAATATCAATGACAGCAGAACAAATCGAAGCAATTAAAGACTACGAAATGAAGTTAAATCATGGCTACGCTGTAAGAGGCAGCGAAGTAACGGCGCTATATAATGAGGTGCTGAATAAGAATGTAGCCTCTACTAACTGTGGTAGTTGCCTACGTAGACGAGTACAGGAAATGGTAGCAGCGATGCATAAGTACTTAGACGAACTGCAGAAGCAGGAAGAGCAGAAGGTGGAAGAAGTAACGGCTGTAATTGAGCCAGAACCACAGCCAGAGCCTAAACCTAAGAAAGTTAAAAAATCTAAAAAGTAATGCCAATAGCAGCGTTACATAGTAGCAAGGAAGCGAAAGAGGTAAAGAGTCCTATTAATACCGGCGTTAAAGGCAGGGCTGTAACCAATGAGAAGTGGACGAGAGTGGACGCTATCATAGACGAAATGTACTGCGACGCCTGCAATGGAAAGTTGAAAAGCGAGATCGTCGGCAAACTCATGAACGGGCAATACATCAATCAGCGAGGAAACCCGATGAAGCGACGGAACGCAAACTACTACTATTCAGCGATGCTAGGACGCTTAAAGGAAGACTTCGAGGATCGGAAGGATGAAATGCTTGATAGGTTATTTGCCGGCTATTACAACGTGTATCAGGATGCGGTAGAATACGGCGACAGACTATCAGCAATAAAGGCGCTGGACGGTATCACCAAGATCATGGGCTACGGCAATGCCCCGGCTAATGCAATCCAGATCAACGGGAGTAAAGACGGAAGCGTTATGGTAAACTTTGGATTTCCACAACAGACGGAAGAATGACAATTAACTTTGACATACGGCTTACAGATAAACAACAGGAAGCGTATAATATATTACATAGAGATGACTGTCAGTTTTTAATAGCGAGGTGGAGCCGCCAGTGCGGAAAGACTGTGCTGGCGGAATGCTGCCTCATAGAGTATCTTTGTAAGGCTGGAACGTATAACGCGTATATATCGCCAACGTATAGTCAGGGTAGAAAAGTATATTCGGAACTTATAAGTCTGCTGGAAGGTACCGGTATAATAAAGAAGGCTAACGCTAGCGACCTGATGATCGAAAGCGTATACGGATCAACGTTAAAATTTTTCACAATAGCCTCACCAACCAGTATCAGAGGTTATACTATAGACGGACTACTTGTAATCGATGAGGCGGCGTACTTCCCTGTACAACTACCAAATGGAGAAGATCCTTATTACAATGTGATATTCCCTATCGTTAAAGCCAGAAAACCTAAAGTGCTGTGTATATCTACGCCATGTGGAAAGCAGGGCATGTTCTTCGATCTGTGGTGTAAGGCGGAGGCTGGAGAAAAAGGTTATTACTGCATAAAGGCTAGTATATACGACGACCAGTTAATACGGAAGGAAGATATAGAAGAACTGAAAAGAAACTATCCGCCTCTAGCATGGGCGCAGGAGTTCGAGGTTGAATTTTTGGACAACGCCCTTACAGTATTTCCAGACTTCGAAAAACGCTTTGACATCGATACGTATTCTGGTGGCAAATGCTGGTGCGGAATAGATCCTTCTTCGGTGGGTGAAGACAATACGATATTAACGTTTGTTAACGAAAGGAATGAAGTAAAGCAGTATAAGATTGACGGTGCGCTGGATGCTAAATATGCGCAGATAGCGGGACTCATTAACAAATACAATCCGGTATCAACGTATATAGAAAGCAACAGTATAGGCGAGGTTATGGCGAATGAGATAAGGAAGCAACTGTTAAAAAAATCTAATTTTAAAACTTTTGCAACGACCAATGAAAGTAAGAAGGATTACATATCACTTATAGCCGTAGCGATAGCAAATGGTGATATACACTTCGAGCGGGATAACAGGCTATTATATTCTGAGTTATCTACGTATACGTTCAAACTGACCAAGACCGGAAACATAACGTATGCAGCAAGAGAGCCGTTCCATGATGACACGGTGAGCAGTCTGGGTATCGCCTTACAATGTAAGGAAGACAATAAATATATAACCAAGAATAATATAAATTACATAATATCTAATAACGGATGGATACACTAATTGAGGTTGAGAAAGACTACGGCGAGTGGACGGTTCCAAGCAAGTGGGCTGACGTTACGCTGAAGCAGATGCAGGAGATCGAAAGTTACTACGACGGAAAGGACGCAGAAGACTTCGACGTCAGAGAAGTGCTGCAGATATTCTGTAACAAAACAAAGGATGAGGTGGATGAATTACCGATTGAGTTCACAGAAAAGATACTACAACATTTAACGTTTATTAACAACGAGAAGTTGGAATATGGCGAGCCGAAGAACAGCGTAGAAATAGACGGAGAAGTATATAGTATACACTACGAAAACCAATTAAGGACTGGCGAATATGTAGCCGTAGACAGCGTAATCAAAGACGACAAACACAACTACGCCGGTATACTGGCTATCTTATGCAGGAAAGAAGGAGAAGTATATGATAGCCGATTTGAGAATGAAGTGTTACCTAGCCGAGTTGAAATGTTCGAAAATATCAGCGTAGTTAAACTGTTGCCGCTTGTAAGTTTTTTTTTCGAATTATCGCTGCTCTACATGAACAATTCCCGATTGTATACAGCGGCGGAGGAAGCAATAAACCTCATAGCGCAGGATATAACGAGTTCCAAACGAAATGGGGCTTTATGGCGACGCTATATGCTCTGGCGGGTGAAGAAATTACAAAGGTCTCTACAGTCTATCAAACATACTTAATGGATACGCTGCAGTTCTTAACCTACATGATTGAGAAAGGCAAGGCTGATGAGGAAGAAGATAAGTTTCAGGACCAAATGAGAAAGGCGAGAAAGGGTAGGTGATCTACCCTTTTTTAGTCAGTTAAAATATGTTAATTAAAAATATCAAAGATGATAAAGGATCTAGTAAATATAATCAAGGACGTATGTCTAAGGCATCGAGGTGTTAGAACGTTCAGATATCAATCTGGTATTTACAACAACGCTCAGAATAACTATAAGCCGTTCCAGATATATTTGGACGATGTCAGTTACCATAACCTGAATATCACTACGAATATCTTCACAGTTGAGTTCAATATGTATATCTTATCACAACCTTCAAAGGATAAGGACGGTATCTTAGAAGTACAAGACGCTGCGTATACGATTGCTGCGGATATAGTAGCGTATTTGGATATCAACTATACCGGAGTACTATCGATGCATGACTACGCCATATTAACGCTCTCACATTACAGCGATGATGATAGCGCAGGAGTAAGATTAAGCATAACACTAGAAACGCCTTCGCCTGTTAATCTATGCGACCTAGATGATAACTTCAACGACGAACCGTATGAGGAAGAGCCGGATGCCGAAATAACTGTTGATATCAAACCGCTTCCGGAGTTAAGTGATATAAAGAAAATAACATTGCCAAAGGGCTGCTCTAGAAATTGCCGATAATGGAATTAAAGGACGCGTTACAGGAGTTGGCTGACGCTATTAAAGCCGAAATAATCAGGCGTATGCACAGCGGCGTAGGCGTTAACAACAGGATCGGTAGGAATACGCTTATAGGCAGTAATCTAGAGAAGTCTGTAAGCGTAACCACAAGCGCTACTGATACGATCGTATTTGAGATTGCTGACTACTACGAATACGTAGTACAGGGACGAAAAGCCGGCTGGAAGAATAGACCACCAAAGCCACCCGGTATTATCTACGGAATAACCAAATGGGTGAGAAGTAAGGGTATACGTTTTGCCAATTGTACAGAGACGCAGACCGTATGGTATGTGTTGGAGGCGCTGGAGGTACGGGATATAGAGGCTAGACCTTTCATAGAGTCAGGACAGTTAAATAACGAAGATCCTTCTAAGATACTCACCTTCTTAGACGAGTACTGGGACGAGTGGGCTGATGCGGTATTTAAGTTAATAACCAATAAACTAGATAGATATTTTTAATATAATATATGGCAACTATTAAAATAAACGGACAGACGGCGCCTAGCAACATGCTATGCCTTTCCGACAGTTACAACATACTGGAGTACAGCGGAAGCGTAACCGGTACTAACGCTGAGGTGCGTCTTAATATAAGCAGTCTTACAAGCGGAAGCCCTGACTATTACCTGACGATATTAGATGAGACAATCACTTCTACGGCAGAGGTTTCAAACACAACCAATAAACGCTTCTACGTAGGCACCAATGCAAGTACCGCGTATTACATAGCAAGAGCGCTACGGTGCTGCGATAGCCTGAACGCTGACTGGAATATATATAACCAGAACACTCAGGTAATATTAAAGGCGAAAACGATAGGCAAAAAGATATCCGCTGCAGATATCACCAATAACATGAATATCACACCCGCTATTACAGCAGGAACGTCTTCTGCGTTATACGGTGGTATGGTTAATCTAAGACTGTCAGGAGATACCGGAACTGTAGAATTACAGAAGAACGTAGTTGATAATTTTACATCTTTTAACATTTCTCCGACAATCGCTTCATTTGCCGAGCCGGGTAAGATAAAGCCGTTTACTACAAGACTTTCTACCGTAGACAATACAGGAGCGTATACCGAGTTAATGAACGGAACTACGAACTACGTTACATACGGTTACGTAGCCAATAACAGCGAACCTTATTTGGCTACTACACCTAAGATATTAGCGAACATGCTAAATGGCAGCGATATCATAACGTATTACACTTACACCAATGTAATACCGTTTACTGTATTATACAGTACCGGAAATACTGAATATACGTGGAGAATGTACAACAGCAGGATGACAAGAATACAGTCTGGTACTACCTCAATAACGGGAGGAGTGGACAAGCAGATGATGGATCTTCAACTGACTTTGCCTAATGGCTACTTCACCAGTACTTTCCATGTCTATATCATATACGGGCAGAATACGCTGATGATGGACGTTATCAAGCCGCTGACAATGGCTGACAGTCACACAAGAGTATACTGGAGGAATGAGTATGGCGGCATATCATACTTCGACTTCACAGGAGCAAGATCGGAAGCGAACAATGTATCGCTGGAAACATACAATAAGAACTTCTACGACTATTACAGAACAAAAGACAGAGCGGAGAAGATACCTTACAGCAACGGCAATGAAAAAGAGGTAACGGTCAAGTCACACCTGATGACTAAGAACGCAAGATATATAGCCGAGTCTCTTATTAACAGCAAGATAGTATGGCTGCAAAGAGCGACGATAAAGGACTATATCCTGCATAAGTCTATTGACGTAACGGAAGTGGATCAAAATAAAGGTCTATTTGAAATAACTTATACTTACACTTATAGTTTATGATAACTGATAAGCACTATATAGCATTATATATCAACGATCAACTGGCTGAATTAAAGAGCAGCGGTAGTCTAGGTATACGCCTAAATAACGTACTGTTCAATCCTGAAAATACTAAAACTACTCAGGCTAGTTATTCTTTCACTTTCGGTTTGCCTTCAACGCCTACAAATGACGCTATACTTAATCATGCCAATAACATCGATAAGTTAAATAAGTTTAACGTCAGGTATAACGCCAGACTATACGCCGATGAGGTTCTGGTATTCGAGGGCAGTATTATAGTGAAGGGCTATAACCACACTACGAAGGAGTATCAATGTAATCTGGTATCAAAGAAAATATATAGTCTTGATGAGATATTCGGTGATATGAAATTAACCGACATTGAGTGGACGGAACCTTTCTTAGGTGCTGATACAATCAACGCGGTTAACGCGTCAGGGAGTAGCAAGTATTACTTTCCGTTTGTAAGTTATGGAGCCTTCCAGAAAAATCCTACTACATGCGACGACGTAGGTTGTGAGTATACGAGCAAGTTTACAATCGATGAGTATTCAAAGTTCTGGTTGGAAACGTTTTATCCTTCGCTTAATACGCTGGAAGTCATTAAGAGAGCGTTTGAGCAAAAGGGCTATATGGTTGGAGGTACGGCTTATAAAGATCCAGTTATCAGCAATATATATCAATCAGTTAATTTGGCTGACGGTCAACAGCCGGAGTACAATCTTGGCGACTATAGATTTGGTGTTGTAAATCTGGACTTTACTTTTAACAACACAGCCGAAGACAGCGGAGAGTGGATGCAGGATTTGTCTTATCCGTATCTAAGAGTGGATCCGACCAGCGATCAGTCTGTAAGTACTAAGTACAACTACCAGACGGTAGATATATGGAACGTCTTGGACAGTACAAGCAATACAGGAAGCAGCATAGATAATTTATCTAGCCCCAATTATATTTATCAACCCGGAGAGCATTTGTTCGTGGCACCTCATTCAGGCTGGTATAAGATTAATTTGCGAGCCGATATAACGTTAAATAATGCCGGTACTACCTTCAATTCAGTTGGTTATTACAATAACGGCGACTGCGACAGTACGATACCAGAGTCAGGTATGGCGTTCACCAGAGATATTGACGAAGACTGCCCTATTGAAGTACAGTTGGTGAGGAACTATGATGGTAACGCAGAGTTGATCAAAGGCAAATGGAACGTCAGGTATTTATCAGGTGATAAGAACGAAACCGGATTTACACAACATGGATGCGGGTTTACAAGCAATACGATACCTAACAAGTATGAGTGGAAAACAGAATTCCCGCATGAGGAACTATGGAGCGCTTTTCCGCCTACTGAGACTGCTACAATTATGGAGAAGAGCATAGATCAGGCTACGATTATTCAGCGGAACTATGCAATGTATGGCGGCTTCACAGAAAGAGCGCCAGAGGGGATTAGAAGACTGAGCAGGCAGCGCCCTATTTCAGCAAGTACTACTGGTTACATGACAGCGAACGGTAATACGATGCCTTATGATCAGGCGGTGAGTGAAGCGTTTATATGCGGTTTTTCTTCTTGGAAAGCGTCTAAGCAGCCTTCCGGTAATTCTGCCTACTACGGTACCGTCAGCGTACAGAAGAATGGCTATAGTTGGAGTAAGGCGAATATAATTAAGAACGAGATATTTGCCAATGTAGCCGGACTGGACTATGTAGATAACAATGATAATGTAAGCGCTACTACGTATGCGTCTAACACGTGGTCTGGAGCGCCTGACAATTTTGCGGAAGTATACGCTCATAACGGAGCGCTAGACGAGTTGAACGGACAAGTTGAATGTTGCGTATGGCTAAATAAAAACGATATACTGGAAATACTTCTGCTGCAGCGTCACTATAATACAAGTAGAGGCGAAGGAAAGAAATATACAGTTAACGCTACTGGACACTTCGAACTGAGGGCTATAGACGATAAGAGTTATGATGAAATGATAGCCAAAGGCTATAACTATAATACGCTTGTACAGTACTCACCTTATCTTGATATGACTCAATGGTTGAACGAGGAGGAGAAGGTAAGCGACTGGATAGAAAATATTCTTACGGCTTTTAACTTACAGTTAACGCAGAATGGTAACGCAGTTGAAATAGATACCAATAGAGGGCAGAGGAAGAGCATCACTAATTATATTGACATCGACGACAGGGCAAGCGAAATCGACGCTAAGACAAGCATGATAGACTACCCTAGAAGTATGTCAGTGCAGTATAAGATAGATACCGAAGAATGGGGTTTTGAGCGAACCGTACCGCAGGAATATATCAACCTGAAGAACTGGTATGAATACGGCGACAGCGGATTTACTACGGTAAGAATGTCTAATGACAGTTATAATACCAAGGAAAGTAATACTACTACGCAGTTTAGTTATACTTACTACGATGATTTTACAAGCGGTGATACGAAGACGTTTAATATACCGGTGATTGAGAAATCAGAGTTTATGGCGGACGGATACAATTATGAAGAAGCCATGAAGCATGATGGTTACGGACTAACGCAACGCTTCTGGTTTAGACAGGAACCTACAACCGACTGGGTGAAACTGGCTAGTTATAGAAAGCCGCTGGTGGGACAAGATCCGTTTGAGAAGGTTTATCTAACGCTGCCTGTTAACGTATTTAACGAAGTAAATCTGTCTTACAAGGACACGGAGAAAAGTCTATTAACCGAGTATTTTAACTACGTACCGTTATTATCTTCTAACTACGTAGAGGTGGAAGTATATTTAACACCGCAGGAATACGAACAAATTAAATGCGGAGCAAAGGTACGATACTGTAGTGATATATACTGGGTATCTGAAATAAGCGGGTATGATCCAAGCGGGTTAAATAAGACCGGTTTAAAACTAATCAAGCAAGTTTAATATGTTTATTAAAAATAGTTAAAAATGGCTGCTAACGGAACTAAAGTTTATAATATCAAGATCAATGGTTTGGATGAGAGCGTCAAGGTGGTGGACGCTCTTATTACAAAACTGGATACCTTACAGCAACGGATGGAGAAGATATCTTCAATGGGCGTCAAGTTGAACAGCGGAGGCGGTGGTGGCGGCGCAACGCTGCAGGAACTTTCCGCCGAAGATAAGTTGTTTAACAGTATCTACAATACCGAAACAAAGATAGAAGAGGCTAGAAACCAGAACTATCAGTATCTGGTTAAAATCAAAGACGAGTTAAAGCAAGTTACGGTCGAGCAGAAGGCTGCCGCTGCCGGAAGCAAACTGGACGACAACGCGTACAATTTGAATACGATGGAAGGCATGAAGGCGAAGTTAAAAGATCTTAAAGCCTTAATGCAAACAACAGATACTGGATCTACTCTATTCAGCCAATTATCAAATGAAGCAAATGATCTAACGAACAAGTTAAAGGCAATAGAGAGTGAATACGGTCAGTTTGGCAGAAATGTAGGTAATTATTCGAGTGCTCTAAGTGGGTTGACTGAAATTACTGTAAAGGTAGGTGATGTTGAAAGATCGTTTAAAAACGCAAGACAAGCGTCAGCGACTTTAAAAAATGAATTAAAGGCGCTTGGAAACCAAGGAAAGATAAACACAAAAGAGTATAGGGACTTATTTAATGCTTATTCCGAGTTTCAGAGGAAATCATCCGGTATATCAGCAGGAATGGCGCAGATGATGAACGCAATGCAGTCAATATCCTCTATCGCATCAATAGGTGGTGGTTTGGGTGCTTTGTTTGGCGACAAAAACAATGATATACAGAAGACCATACAGCGTTTACTGGCTTTGCAATCTGTTTTAACAGGCGTTAACGGTTTGATTAAGCAAATGCAAACGCAGAAGGGTTTGGGTACCGCTATTGCATCAGGAAGCGCAGCCGTGGACAAGTTTGTCGCAAAGATCACCGGAGCAAAGGTAGCCGAGGAAGGTTTGACGATGGCGACAAATGGCGCTACAAAGGCTGTAAGAGTTTTCTCTACGGTACTCAAAGGCGTTGGTATAGGTTTGATACTAGCCGCTGTTGGCGCACTTATAACCGCCTTCCAGAAGGCAAATAAGGAAATAGCAGAAGGCATATCTAAGACAGACGCGTTTAACGCTTCTATGGAAAACATGAGCAAGACGCTGGAAAGAAGGCTGGACGTCTTAAAGGGTGATTATCTAAGAGGTGCAATAGACGATGAGGAATATCTAAATCAGGAACTTAAATTACAGAACGATTATCTACAGGAAAATATTCGGTTACTGGAAGAGGCGTCAAAGTCTAACTTCTGGAAATGGGCAGCCGGAAGATACGCTACAAGGGGCATTAACGTGGAAGATCCTTTTAAGGACGCCAAGTTAACTGGCTGGGGTGGTACTACAGCCATAACCACAATCAAGCAAGCGAGAGAGGAATGGGAGAAGGCTAACAAGGAAATCAAAAAGGGTACCGGCTTCTGGGACGGTTTGTTTGGCGTCAGCCAGAAAAATCAGGTGGCAGCCGCTAACGTGTTGCTTAGTGATTTTGTGCAGCGTATCAAAAAAATAGATCCTGCCGCAGAGGATGCTAGAGAGCAAATCAAGGCGCTATACGACGAAATGACGGACGACTCAATTATGCGGGATATCTTCGCTAACTTATCAAAGAATCTGCCAAAAGAGGAAGCGGTAAAGGCATTACAAGCCATAACCGCAGAACTGGAGAAGATGGGTAAGGCAGCGGATAGCGCAGCGTCGGCTATGCAGTCAAGGATACAGCAGTGGAATATTGAGGCGATAACTGATGATATTCAAAGACAAATAGAAGCAGAGAATGCGCAGTACCAGAAAGATTTAGCGGACTACGGTCAGAACGCAGAAGCAAAGGAAGCGCTGGAGAAGGCACACCAGAAACGTATGAACGACATTGGCAAGCAAGCCGCTCAGAGAAGACTACAGGATGCCAATGAAATCCAGCAGCACCTTATAGCCGCCATGAACGACGGACTGGCAAAGACGCTGATGGAAATCGAACTGCAGAGAAAGCAAGCGCAGGATCAGGCTATTCAGTCACAGAGAAGAGTGGAAGAAAAGTTGGCGGCTATTAACGAGGAGTACGACAAGAAGATACTGGATGCCAAGAAGGACTGGAAGGAGCAAATGGTTGGTGTCTACAATGATATGTGGACGGAGATCTACCAGAACCAGATTGACATCGAAAACATGATGGCTGATGCTGAAATGGCTTCCGAGGAAAGAATTAAAAACTGGGGGCTAGATAGTGTTGATAGTATAAAGAGAAAACCGTATACCAGAGGTTATTCTGCTGATTATGCCAATACTTCGGAATGGACGAAGGAGTTATTCAGAGGCGGATACGATAAGGAAACGCTTACAATGGCTTCTCACCTGAAGTTATTGCGGGACGAGATGGCGTATTATCTTGATCAGTGGAGCGAACTAAATACGAAGAAGGAACTTGGTGTAGAACTCACAAAGGCTGAAACCGATTTGATGGATAAGTATAGTAAAGCGTATGTGAGACTGGAAGAAACAGAAGAAGCCTTCAAGAAAACAAAAGGCTATAAAGCCAATGCTGAAAGGATAGAAGAAGCGTTAAAACATGTTAATAAAGTATCAGTAGATACTGAAGCCGCCACCTTAAAAACACAGTTTTTGGGTGTTATAAATATATTTGACGACTACTATGCTTCTAGACTTACAGTTTTAAATGAGTATTACAGAAGGAAGGCTGAAATAGATAAGAAGCAAGCGGAGAAGGACTACGAGTTTAATCGTCAGGAAGAACTCAGAAACTATGAGTTTTTGATGGACGAATACAAAAAGAAGCGCAAGGTAGAACTGGACGGTCTGGTACAGGACGAGAATTATCAGGCTAACAGAAAGGCTATTATTGAAAAGTATAACGAACTTATTGATGCAAGTACAGACCAGCACCAAAAGAAGTTGGAGGCTATGGCGAAGAGCCACGCAAACCAATTGCTTATCATTGAACATGAAAAGGATGAGTCTATTAGAGAAGAAACGTCTAACAGACTGCAGGCTACAATTCAAGAGTATGAGAACTTCGCTAGCAAGTTGGCTTCTACTGTCGCTAACTACCCTGTAACTGACAGATCCGGCTGGGGCATTGTAGATATCGGCGCAACCAGAAAGAGAAACAAAGAGGTACTGGAAGCGTATAAAACGCTAGCCGATCGAATAGTGAAAGAGAAAGAAAGACTGCAAAAGGCACTTAGTGAAGGCAAGATTTCTTTTGATGATTTTAGAGTTGCGAATGAACAACTTAATACCCTGCAGGATCAGATCATTAAGACGGCTGATACAGCCAATAAGAACGGTAAGAACATCATAGGTGATTTTATCAGCAGTATTAACACCTATATTCAGGCGCTGGGAAGTGGTCTACAGGACGTATTAGGATGGCTACGGGATAAGGAAGACGCCGAGTATAATCACAGAAAGGAAATGCTGCAGAAGCAGACGGAAGAACTGGAAGAGGCGCTGAACAAGCAGCAGGATATCACCGAGAAATACGCGGACAACGTTAACTCAATAGAAGACGAATTAAGCGAAGCCAGAGGTGATAGACGTCAGCAGTTAATAGATATGCTCAACCAGCAGAAAGCCGCACAGCGAGCATCGCTAAATGAAGAGAAGAGGATCGAGAAAGAGAAGGAGGCGATGGAGGCAAAGCAGGAGCAGATGGAGTTGGAGCAGAAGAAGCGAGAACACAAGCGCCAGATAGCGGACGCTATTATAAGCAGCGCATTAGCCGTAGTTAATGGTTTGGCGACAAAGCCGTTCGTTCCTGTTGGTATTGCTATGGGCGCCCTAGCAGCAGCGTTGGGAGCCGCACAAGTGGCTATTATCAAGAGTACCAAGTACGCTAACGGTGGCTTACTGGAAGGCAAGAGCCATGCGCAGGGCGGCGTTAAAGTACTGGGCGGAAGAGCCGAACTAGAAGGTGGCGAGTTTATTACAAATAAGCAGACAACTGCGAAGAATATAGATCTTCTTGATTTTATTAATACCAAGAAGAAACGTGTAGAGTTGGGTGATTTAGTAGAGTTTTATTCAGGCGGAAAGTTAAAGAGCAGCCTGCAGAAGAACATGCCGAAGAACAGATTTGCGGATGGAGGGCAACTGCCAGTTTTAAGAAGTGATATTAGTTTAAATAACAGATTTATTAATGCCTTAGAACAGTACGCAGATAGACCAAGTTATGTTAGCGTGGTAGAGATTATGGACGCAGAAAAAGAGGTCAATAACGTTAGGACTATAGCCGGGCTTGATTAAGTTTTTTTAACATTTTGAAAGTGGGGGCGTTCAAAAAGCGCTCCCTTGTTTTTATAAAAGTATGTTTATCTAAAGAAAAGTTTTGGTTAATGAAAAAGTTCAAACCTCTAAACAATAAAGAAAAACTAACCATTCAGTTATGGCTAGGAGTGATGCTGGTACTTTGTGGTATTGCGTTACTATGGACTGGAATGTTCCTAGCCCCAGTCGGAGAAATACACCCATCAGTACTAACAGCGGCAGGCGAAGTACTAACCTTCTCTGGAGCATTAATCGGAATTGACTACACATACAAATACAAGACGCTAAAGTATCGAGATAACGAGGAAAATAATGAAGAGTAGAATACCTCTATTTTGCCTTCTGACGGCGCTATTTATGGTTGTCCTTGTATCAGTATTCGGATGGAAAAATAGCCGTCCTGAAGCCGATTATGAGGGCGCTGATACCGTTGTACTCACCAGAATAGACACCGTCTTTGATACTATCACCGTTACCAAATACAAGCCGAAGCCGGTAAAGGAGGAAGTATTAAGAATAGATACCGTATACGCTGATACGTTATTGGCTACAAAACGAAGCATATATTGCGACACGGTGCTAGCAACACCTACAGATACCGTATGTGTAATGACAGAAGTGGAAGGTATTGACGCAAGAGTTAATTGCCTTAAAGCGTATCTAAAGAAGGGTACGATTACAGAGCATACGGAAAAGACTATTACCGTAGTGAAGAAGAAGAAAGGATTTATGATTGCCCCTACAGTAGGAGTTGGCTACGGTATTTTTAATAAGCGCCCTGATGTCTATATTGGGGTAGGATTTTCATATATTTTTTGAATACGATGGAAAATAAATATAACATAACACCACATACGTCTGCTACTATTAGGGCTGTAGCAGATGAGGGATACCACTTTGAAACACTCAATGGTGAGTATGCCGGAAAGATTGTATACGACGGTCTTGGGGTTCGGATCGAAGACAAATACAGACTGGTTCAAGACGATATTAATGATTATTACTTAAAGCCTTTTAACTAATGTTAAGATTGACTGTATTGCGAAAATGGAACGTCAAAAAGGATGATGGCGGCTATTGCATATCTAAATGCTACTTCGACGGTGAGTATATGTTCGATATACTGGAAGACTACGATCGAGGGCTACGCAGCGAAATGACAGAAGAAGAAATTAAGGAAAGAAAGGTGGCAGGAAAAACTGCTATTCCTACTGGGGAGTATCAACTTATCATGAACTACAGTCCCCGCTTCAAAAAGGTAATGCCTCTGTTAATTAATGTTAAAGGATTTTCTGGTATCAGAATACACCCGGGTAATACTGACAAGGATACAGAAGGATGTTTGCTTCCGGGCTGGAACAAAGTGAAAGGAAAGGTAATAGACTCTAGAAAGGCATACGATTTACTGATTAAGACTATTGAGCAGAATAAGGGCGATAAGGTGATAGTCGATATAGTCAGGATGTTCTACGCATAATTTGCACCGTTTACTAGTTTCAGGGAATTTCGCTAATGGACGGCAATTGGGGAGGCGAAGGCGATAGCCTCCCCACACTTTTTCCTGTTAACATATGTTAACATAAAAACATAATAACGAATTATGGATAAGAATATTAAGAAATATAAGGTCGGTATAGACTCCGAGACATACGCTGTAAGTTTGGTAGAGCAGCCTGCTATAGACGAGACATTTGTTTACATGGCTGACGAAGAGAAAATGAATATCATGCTGGATAGCGATGAGAAGTATCTTGTCTATGGCGCCGTTCTAGTACCGGATAAGCCGATATACAGAGTAGCAGAAGACGGCACTGAATTTTATCTAGAGTTTACTGCAGAGAGCATCGAGAAGATGTCGCAGGACTATCTTATTAAATACAGGCAGCATTCCGTAACGTTGCAGCATCAGGAAGAGGCTACGGAAGTGTGTATGGTGGAATCATGGATAAAGACCAGTATGACGATGGATAAATCTCTGGCGCTTGGGTTAAATCCAGAACTGCCTATCGGTACTTGGTTTGCCGGATATAAGATTAATAACATTGATACGTGGAACCGTATCAAGAGCGGTGAGTTGAAAGGCTTTTCCGTAGAGGCTATGATCGATCTGCAGCAATTTGACTTTTCAAAAAATATAGAAGAAATGAGCATAAATGAAATGAAAGAAAGCGGACTCTTCGAAGAAATGAAGAGAGCGTTTAAGGAAGCGCTGGCTGAACACAGCAGCAATCCTGACATGGAAAAGGTAGAAGAAGTATTAACAAATACCGAAGTAGAACTGGAAGAGCAGACGGCTACAGAAACCGTTACCGAAACTCCAACGGTTACAGAACCAGTAGTTGAAAATCCAACTATTGAAACTCCGGCTGAAACTCCGGTCGAAGAGCCAAAGGTTGAAACTCCCGTAGAAGAAACAAAACCGACTGAAGAACCAAAGGTAGAAGAACACAATCCGATGGCTGACGTAGTGGCAAATTTGCAGACCGAATTGGAAACGCTACGTAAGATGAACGAAGACCTTATGGCAAAGGTGGCAGATCTGAATAAGCAACCTTCCGCAAAGCCGATTAATACTAACACTCCGGGCGTTAACGGTGGCAATACAAACTTCCAGAATTGGCGAGAGCAAATGAAACGTTATCTGTGAAACGTTAAATATGTTTAATAAAAAGATAAATAATTAATTATAAAAAAATATTAGAAAATTATGGCAAAACAAGGATTTCTCGACGTAGAAAATCTGACCTATTGTGGTCAGGAAGCACAAGAGATCTTCGCTAATGACATCTATGATATCGATTTGAGACAGTATGGTATTACATTCATGGATGGTGTTAAAGGCAAGGTGAAATTGTATTCTGCAGAATTGGGTACCGTATGGCAGGCTTATACATGCCCATTCACCCCTGATGGTTCGGCATCTATGGCTGAATTTTTCATGGAGCCAGCGGCAATTAAAGTGAATATGGAAGAGTGCTATTCCAAGTTCTGGAATACGTTCTTGGTAGAGCAGACTTCAATTTCTCTTAATGGCGGTGTCCCTCAGACATTTAGTGCTTGGTTCTTTGACAAGTTGAGAAAAGAAATGAGTAAAGAGTATCAGGAGATCGCATGGAAGGGCGATACCAGCAAGACTGGTTACTTGTCAGTAACTGACGGTTGGGAGAAGCAGTTGACTGAAGGCGTTGCAAATCAGGTAACCATCAGCGCATTGACCGTAGATAATATCCTAGAGGAGTTGGAGGCTGTTATTATGGGTGGCATTGAGAACGCTGATGGTCTTGGCGTTGATACCGAGCCTTACAAGATCTTTATGAACCATGCTGACGTTCGCCTGTTGGAAGTAGCGCTTGGCAAGTCTTGTTGCCCTAACTCAACTGACGCTGTGTTCGCTAACTATAGCCGAGCAAACGGTCGTATCTACGTTATGGGTTATGAGGTAGTACCTACTATGCAGAGCAAGAACTTAATCATCTTCGGTAATCCTGCTAACTTGGTACTTGGCTTCGATACTTATGACTCTCACTTGGAATATAAGTTGATTGACATGAGAGAAACTACCGGAGACAATATGTTCAGGGTAATTGCATTGAGTAACATCGCAGTAGGTGTGATCTTCCCAGATACGTTTACCATTAGTGTAATCTAACGTGGCTCATTTGTTCCAATATAAACCCAAGGGGGAAGAGAAATTATGAGTATCTTCCCCTATATAAAAGAAAATAATTTAAGTAAAAAATATTATAATAGATATGGCAATTTGCAAGTTAAATCATAATCTTACTAGAACTGCATCCTGCGGATACAATCTTCCTCAGATTGTAGATTTGTATCTGGCTAACTATGAAGATGTTAGCGCAACTTCAATCAGTTCTGGCGACTGCCAAGAGATTCTTACCTCTATTACTCTGGCATCCGGCGCTCATTATTTTCATATTGAGCCGGCTAAGAACTCAGCAAGTTTTGAGGATACTCTGGTAGTGGATGACAACGGTAATAAGCATCGTAACGCTTCTGTAACTTTCAATGTACCCGGTAAATATGACGGCTGCCAAAAAGATGCTTTGGACGCTCTGTCATTAGGTCGTTATTTGGTAGTTGTTAAAACTGCTGACGGTAACTACTTGGCTATGGGTCGCATCGCTCCATTGGAGGCTGAAACAGTGACGCTTAGTGGCGGTTCTGACACTAACGGCTTGGCAGTTACTTTGAGTGGCAACGTTGCGGAGTCACCAGTACCTATGAGCGACGCTGCAGTAGAGGCAATGCTCGCTAACGTGGCAACAGAATAATCTTTAACTAGATTACTTATTTATGGGCGGCATAATAATGTCGCCCTTAATTTTTTTTTGTTTAATATTTAACTTTTTTTAACCAATGATATATTTATTGTAAAAGATAAATATATATATGGCAAATGGTAATGCAAACCTTCACCGAGCGAAAAGGGAGAAGAACGATGAATTTTTCACACAGTACTCAGACATCGAAAAGGAGTTGGTTCACTACAAAGACTTTTTCAACGGAAAGACTGTCTATTGCAACTGCGATAGTATAGCAAGTAATTTCATGAAGTTTTTCGATGATAAGTTCGACGAATATGGGCTTAAAAAACTCATTGTAACGGGCTTAAAAAGTAAGGGTGGTATATTATACCAGCGGACGAATAATAGCGTTTATGTGGGCGATTTAAAGGGCGACGGAAGGTTCCAGAGTGAAGAATGTATTGAGTTCTTGAAAGAGTGTGATGTTGTTGTTACCAATCCGCCTTTCTCGTTGTTTAGAGAATATGTGGCATTGCTGATGCAATATAACAAGAAGTTCTTGATTATCGGCAATATGAACGCAATTACATATAAGGAAATATTCCCATTGATTAAGGATAATAAGATATGGTGTGGTTTTAAGTCATTCAGTGAAGGTATGGATATGATACAGCCAGAAGATACTTTTGATGAAACAAAGACAAAATCATTTAAAATCAATGACAAGGGAGAGATTATTAAGAAGATTATGGGCTGTATTTGGTTCACCAATCTTGACAACAAGAAACGTCATCAAGAAATTGACCTATATAAGAAGTATAATCCAGAGGAATATCCAAAGTATGATAACTATTGTGCTTTTAATGTGAATAAGGTGGCAGACATACCAATGGATGAATATATAGATATTGAAATACCTGATGATGAATACACGTTATGGAAGAAGGCATATGGCGATGATGTTGAAATAATAGAACGAAGCGATGAAGATAAGAATACATAAACCAATATGGGGTGTGCCAATCACTTTCTTGGACAAGTATTGTCCAGACCAGTTTGAAATAATTTGGACTACTGATAGAGGTGGTGATGGTATGTTAGATGGTTTGAAAAAACTGTCATTTGACAAGTCTTGGGATTCTGCTTGGATAAATGGTAATAAAGTATATAAACGTTTACTCATAAGGCGTCGATAATATGTTTATTAAAAAAAGTTAATAATGGCGGTAAAAGGTACAAACGCGGAATGCGGCTTTGAATATAATCACCTAGATAAAGTAATATATCTAATAAACGCTGAGAGTATAGACTGGACGATATACGACGATGAGTTGGCGTATTATTTAAGCAATTATATATACTCTACAAGGTCTGTAAGCGGCTACAATGTAGGCAATATACAAGTGGAAGATAATAGTGAGTTGGACGGCAGATACCGTTTTGCTCACAGGGTAACGTTCAGCGTTCCCGGCTACCTTCTTCCCGTAGATCGAAATGGAGAAGGCGGTGGTTCTAGTGATAGCGATCCGGGTGGCAATGGTTCCGGAGGTGGCAATGGTTCTGGCGGTGGCAATGGTTCTGGCGGTGGTGCCGGTTCTACAAGATCGTTAAGAACCGTGTCTTCTAATAATACAGACTCTACGTTCGACTATTCTAAAAAGTACTACGTAGTAGTAAAGACGGTAAATGGTGAGTTTTACATGCTCAATCCGATGGTACCGGCTAAGATACAATATACCTTCACTCTTGGTCAGGATCAGTGCAATACTGTCTTCACTGTAAATACTGTCAGCAATCACCCTATGTTGCGGTTAATCGCTTCTGCCAATAAGTTCACTACTGTTAACAATGAGTGCGAGTATTATCTGGACGGTTTTAAGTCTATTAAGTTGGGACTGGCTACGTATGTCAGACGCTATACGGAAAATGGTACCGACAATATAGTGTGTACGATAAGAGACGGTCTGAAAAATATAGACGGTATATTAAGCGGCGCTACGTTCACAGAAGAATACGACGGAGAAGTAGTTGTTCATTCAATTAACGTTAGCCATAACGTTATGAAAGACGGCAAGCGAGACTGGCATTATTATTTGCTGCAATACGACTGGTACCCGGAAATATACGATATGACGTATACCGAAGTGGAAACGGATAATAAGGTATGCGCAATTATAGAGAGCGACAGGGGGCGTTATTACTACGTTACAGGACTTGTACCTAACTTTTCCGTTAACGGCAGCAATAGTACAAGTCTGGTATCTAACGCTACTCTATCAGGTACTACTGACGACTTATACACTGCCAAATCACTACTTAACGGTTGGGACGGTAGTATAAGTTATGAAACAAGCCAGCACTGGGAATACGTTAAGACGGAGGATGATCCATGCGATAACGGCAAGGCGTTGTATATACTACGATCATTACAGGACGCTCTTGGCAATGATCTTGGACGTTGGCAAGTGAAGAGTGGCTACGATGACTATCTGACGACAGAGTATAATATATATAGCAGTTTTACCGACAGTGTGTACTACGACTCAGACAAATGTGATAATTATAATGGCAGTACAGGAGGTACGTTGCCGGATACTATATCACTTCCTATCAGCGGCGGATGTAAGGACTATACGTTCAGCGCTTCATGCGACTGGAATATCACCATGCAGTTCGACAATCCTATCACCGTAACGCCTACTTCAGGATACGCTGGAGAGTTGTATAATATCACAGTATGCTACGCAATGACCAGATGGGTTAACAGCGGATACACATGTCAGGGCTACGATAAGCATTACTTGGAGGTTGAGCAGCGATCGATGGACGGCGGTACTACTTGGACTAATACCGGCAATGAAAGAGTTGGAGCGCTTGTTGAGACTGATTCTGAATACTGCGGTTACGTATCTTGTACTGTTGCTAGTATAACTTGTTCGCCTTCTACTGCTACCTTAGTGGCTGGTTCTGCTTCTACTACGGTTACCGTTAACGCTACCGGAAGCGGATGTGGAAAGCGCTGGAGGGCTACAATTCAGGATGATGATGTGCCGGGTGGTTCTGTCACAATTTTTGGCGAAAACGGGGACACGCTGACGGTTAAACAGCCTCAGACGGTAACTATTAAGTCAGTTGATGATGATACCAAGACTTGTCAGTTCGTAGCCGCAGAAGCGTTAACCGGATACTTGGAATTCAGAAGCGTTACAAATTCTTCCTACTCATTCACTAATCCGGTTAAATACTCTCTGGACGGTGGTAGTACTTGGTCTTCTCTGGCTGCTAGCGCTAGTACCCCTGTAGTATCAGCGGGAAATACTATTCTGTGGAGCGGCAATATAACGGCTAGTACTGTAGGAGGTGTTGGTACCTTCTCTTCTACCGGTACCTTCACAGCGTATAACAATCCGCTATCTTTGCAGGGAGACGACTTTAATACGTTAACGGCTGTTACTAACTATCAGTTCAGAAATCTGTTCTCTGGATGTACCGGTTTGACTGACGCCAGAAATCTTGTTCTGTCAGCCTCTACAGCGCCTTACTGCTACTCTTCCATGTTCTTCGGCTGTACTTCGTTGACAGGCGTTCCTACGTTGCCGGATACTACGCTGGAAGACTGGTGCTATCATTCAATGTTCGCAGAGTGTACTTCTTTGACTTCTGCGCCTACGCTTCCGGCTACTACGTTGGCTAGTCAGTGCTATGAGGGTATGTTCAGGGGTTGTACTTCTTTGACTACGGCGCCTACGCTTCCTGCTACTACGTTGGAGTATAGTTGCTATAAGTCGATGTTCCAAGACTGTACTTCTTTGACTGGTGCGCCTGCATTACCGGCTACTACGTTAACGGACAGTTGCTACATGGCGATGTTCTTAGGCTGCTCTTCATTGACTACAGCGCCTACGCTATCAGCGTCTACGTTGGTTAACCAGTGCTATATGCAGATGTTCCAGAGTTCTGCGGTCAATAACGTAACTTGTCTGGCTACTGATATAAGCGCACATGACTGTACTTACTGGTGGCTATACGCTGCTTCTAGTACCGGTACGTTCACCAAGAAGAGTACCATGTCAGGATGGAGCAGGGATGCAAGTGGTATTCCGGCTAACTGGACGGTTAATGACAGATAAATATTAAAAAATGTTAAAGAATGGATAGATTTACAATACACTACTGCGACAGCGAAAAGGTGGTTAATATAGAGTTCGGTAACGGATTGTATACGTCTGCGTATACTATAGGTTTTAACGGCGGTACTTTGGATGTGCGCTACAGCGGATGTCTTTCTGGTATTACAGCAGATACTGCTTTAACGTATACTATAGATAGCGTTAATCAAGTAATAACGTTTACTGTTCCGGCTAATACAAGTTATGATGATATTACTTATAACTTTCGAGCCGTATTCTGTGATGACACGTATGCTGATGCTATAATTGAGCAGGGCGCTTATGTCGCTATAGATTATTTGCGCTTTAAGCCGATATCCGCTGACTGTTATTTCATGATTGACTTCGGATCAGGTTCAGAAAAAAGTGTTCAGTATTCGCTTGATGGCGGTGGTACGTGGACTACGCTTTCAAATCATAGATGGTCGTCTATTGTGCCTGTAGGTAAAACTATTTTATGGAAGGGTAATAATACAGCGTCTACGACTTATGGCGTTGGCATTTTTTCTAGTAGCGGTGGTACGTTTGAAGCAAAGGGAAATCCTATGTCGTTGGCAAGTGGCGATAGTTTTGACGAGGCTACTACGTTGGCGGACTACCAGTTCTACAAGTTATTTAGCGCTTGTACTAAGTTGGTGAAGGCTGATGAAATAAATCTTCCGATAACTACGCTGGCAAATTATTGCTATGCTGGTATGTTTCATGGTTGTAAAATAACAACAGCGCCAGAACTTCCGGCAACTACGTTGGCAAGTAATTGCTATAGAAGTATGTTCCATGATTGTTATTCATTAACAACTGCTCCAGAACTTCCGGCAACTACTTTGGCAGAACATTGTTATATGGGTATGTTCGGTAATTGCCGTTCATTAACAACCGCGCCAGAACTTCCAGCAACTACGATGGCTGTTGGGTGTTATATGGCTATGTTCGAAGGCTGCGGATCGTTAACGCCCGCTCCTGTACTTCCAGCAACTACGTTGGCGGCGTATTGCTATAGTTCTATGTTCGCTGGATGTGGATCGTTAACTACGGCTCCGGCGCTTCCAGTAACGACGTTGGCTGTGCAATGCTATGATGGTATGTTTAATATGTGTACTGGTTTAACAACCGCCCCAGATCTTCCGGCAACTACGTTGGCGAATGAGTGCTACAGAGATATGTTCGCTTTCTGTACTTCATTAACTACGCCTCCTGTAATGTCTGCTACTACGTTGGCTGATTACTGCTGTTATAGAATGTTCTATAATTGTTCTTCATTAACGACCGCTCCGGTATTATATGCTGAAACGTTGGTGCTTAATTGTTATAATCAAATGTTCTCTAATTGCAGTAGTTTAAATAGCGTAACTTGTTTATTGACTGGAGGCAGTAGCGGGGCTAATACAGATCACTGGCTATATCTTGTAGCCGCTGGCGGTACGTTCACAAAGAAAAGAGGTGCGTACTATTACAGTACAGTTAGCGGTATACCGAATGGATGGACGGTAATAGAAGTTGACTAATGAAGTGGGAAGACTTAAAGGTCTTCCCCTTTTTTTGCTAAAATATGTTAATTAAAAAATATTAACATGTTAATAGATAGATGCGAAGAATTAGATAAGTGGTCAGTCTGCTGCACAACGCAGTTGGCAGACAGTCAGAACTACTATACGAAAAAAGAGGTAGATAACATAGTTATCGAAGCCGGAGCGGTTACGCCAGACATTGTATCCGGAATGATTGATTCCGCCGTATCCGGAAAGGCTGATATTGACGACGTGTATACGCAGGCCGAAGTGGACGCCATGCTAGCAGGAAAGGCTGACGTTGGAGACATACCGACAAATGTAAGCGAGTTAAATAACGACCTAGCGTTTGTGTCGTTGGAAGTTGTAAACACTAAATTGATTTTCAAAACATTAAATAACAATGGCTAATATAATTGATCAATTAGAAATATCTGGTATCGTCTACAATATACAAGACGCTTCCGCACAGGCTGCGCTGTCTGGAAAACAGGATACGCTGGTCAGTGGCGTTAACATTAAAACGATTAACAGTGAAAGCCTTCTGGGTAGCGGCAATATCGAAATTCAGGGAGGTACTGGCGACGCGTACACAAAGGCTGAAACTGACGCTCTGTTGGCTGCTAAGGCTGATACTTCTACAGTAACTTCTGCGGTTACTGAGTTTTCCGCTGCGTTGGGCAATGAGATACAGAGAGCGCAGGAAGCGGAACAAGTGATAAGCGGAGCCGTAGATGCAAAAGCCAATTCTAGCGACGTTTATTTGAAGACGCAGACTTCTTCTTCGACCGAGATAAATAATGCCTTACAAGCCAAAGCAGACGCCTCTACGACCTATTCTAAGACTGAGACGGACAATGCTATTAACGCTGCTACTTCCGGAAAGGCTGACACGTCTGCAGTAACTTCTGCTGTATCTGAGTTTACGGCTGCATTGAGCGGTGAGATACAGAGAGCGCAGGCTGCTGAACAAACGATAAGCGGAGCGGTTGACACAAAAGCCAATTCTAGCGATGTTTATCTAAAGAGTGAGACTTCATCATCTACGGAGATAAATAATGCCTTACAAGCCAAAGCAGACGCTTCTACGACGTATTCCAAGACTGAGACGGACAACGCTATTAACGCTGCAACTTCCGGAAAGGCTGACACATCTGCCGTAACTAACTCCATTAACGCTGCGGTATCCGGAAAACAAGATACGCTGGTCAGTGGCACAAATATCAAGACGATCAATAACGAGAGTCTTTTGGGTAGCGGTAATATCACTATACAAGGCGGAGGTGCGAACGTAGTTGAGTTAACGCAAGCGCAATATGACGCATTGGCTACCAAAGATCCAGATACCTTCTACATCATTACCGACGCTACTGAAATAGACGCAAATAACTTCTACCTGAAGACGCAGACTTCTTCTTCTACGCAGATCGCTGCCGCATTACAGGCAAAAGCAGACGCTTCTACGACTTCTTCTGCTACGCAGATAAGCGACGCGTTGGCTGGCAAGCAGAACACATTAACTGCCGGCACAGGAATATCAATAACGAATGACGTTATTTCGGTAACCGGAGGTGGTGGTGGATCGTATACCGCTGGTAGAGGTATCAGTATCAGTAACGATCAGATTTCTCTTGATGTACCAGTTTACAAGGCTGATTGGATCGGCTCTTCCGCAGTTATCGGACTAGATAATATCGCTAGTGTGCAAGGTGCAAGTGACTGTTTAGTTGGCGGTTATTACTGCGGTATCGAGAACGCTGACCCTTCCGCTAAATACGGCTGTGTCGCAATGGGTATGCAAGTGACCACCAAGAACGGCGCTGAGGCTGCTCTTGGAAAACACAACTTACCTACTAGTGCTTCCACTACATTTGGTAACAGCGGTAATACCCTGTTTACCGTAGGTAACGGACAGGCGTTTAGCGCAAGACATAACGCGTTCGAAGTCAGGGCAAACGGTGATATTTACTTCCCGGATACAAACAATACTACCTACCAGAATTACTACGAGAAGCCGATGCTAAAACTGCAGGACGTTTTGGATGACAAACAAAACGTATTAACTGCCGGAACTGGTATAGACATAACGAATAACGTTATAAGCGTTACCGGTGGAGGTGGTGGTGGTACTATTGACGCTTCGCTGGATGCAAACTCACCTAACGCTGTAGCAAACTCTGCTATTACAGCCGGTATTAATAACGCAGTTACTAGCGTAACCGCTGAGTTCACAAACGTGTATTCCGCATTAGCGAGAAAACAACCGATGCTTACAGCCGGGACTGGAATAGATATCACCGACAATGTGATAAGCGTTACCGGTGGAGGTGGTGGTTCAATAACAATTGACCCATCTTTGGATAGTGGTTCAACAAATCCAGTGGCAAACAGTGGAATCACAAGCGTCTTGTCAAAATATTATTATGCAAGAAAAGTGAATAACTCACAATATTCTAGTCCATTTGGTACTGTTTCTAGTAATGGTTGTGTAGGTTTTAATTTGGAGTTTGCTAACATAGCAAATCCTAATGATAGCGTCTATTCAAACATGTGGTTAAGTAAGATTAATGATAAAAATATATTTTCGTCGTCAAATACAGCACCAAGTTCTAATAGTTTCAATTTTAATCTTGTTGAAACCTCAGCGATAACGACTACTTTAACCAGTTCTTCGACTGACAGTCAAGTACCTTCCGCAAAGGCGGTATACGACGCTATAGGTGATATCGAGACATTACTAAGTCAAATATAATTAACTGATTGATTATGAGTATTGCATCAGAAATAACAAGGCTAAATACAGCCAAAGCAGACATAAAGGCAGCGATTGTGGCGAAGGGGGTTGAAGTACCCTCTTCAGCCCTTATCGATACATATGATGATTATATTGCACAGATTGAGGGTGGTGGAGGCTGTTCAGTAGCGTCCGCAAATAGCATTACATTCGATGATATGGGCAGGATAAGTTCTGTTGATTACAAGGAAGGTGTAACTGAAATACCTGAATATATGTTTTCTAACAATACTTCTCTTACTTCCGTAACACTACCTTCTACGCTTACTAGAATAGGAAACTCTGCATTTAACAAATGTTACGGTCTTACCTCGATAGTAATACCAGAAGGTGTTACGGCTATCGGATGGTACGCATTTTATAATTGTAACGGTTTGTCTAGCGTTACTATACCTTCTACGGTAACTAGCATTGGCGCTGACGCTTTCTATTACTGCATGGGGCTTACTGCAATTACTGTTAACGCCGTTGTTCCTCCTTCCGGAAGCGCCGCTTTTAACAATACCAATGACTGTCCTATATACGTTCCATGCGAATCTGTAGACGCTTATAAGGCTGCTACAAACTGGAGTACTTATGCTAGCAGAATTGAAGCAATAAGCGGTACTTGTCCTTTCGATGGTAAGTATATTGCCAAGAATAAGTATTCAGATGCAACAATCGCTTCCGCTACTTGTAGTAGCGCTGCAGATAGTGAAATATCATACCTCGATGTAAGTTTAGGCTACGCAGACGACTTCAACTTGGAGATAGGTACTTGCGCAGAATCAATCGGAGCAAACGCATTTAGACAGTTACCAAATATGAAGTCGTTGAAAATCAGTAATAGTCTTATTACTATAGGTAATTTCGCCTTCAGCGGTTGTACTGGTCTTTACTCTACTACTGTAGACTTAAAGAACGTACAAAACGTTGGTCAGCAAGCGTTTTATGGCATTAGTGGAATTACTCTTGTGGCGAACAGCCTTGTGAATATTAGAGAGGATGCGTTCAGATTGTGCTGGATTGATAATGCTGAGTTGTCTATGCCTAATATCAATTCTTTGGGCGCTAGGTCGTTTCAATCTACTAAAATGTCTGACTCTTCATTTAATAGAGGTAATCTAATATTAGGTGCTAACATTTCTTCAATAGGTATTGAAGCGTTTGCTAACGCAAATATGAATATAACATTGCTAGCAACGGTACCTCCTACTTTGGGTACTGATGTTTTCCTGAACTTGACTGGATATATCTACGTTCCTTCTGCTAATCTTTCTGATTATCAGAACGCAAGCGGTTGGAGTGCTTATGCTAATAAGATAAAAGCGATACCAAGTAATTGATTATGATATATTATTCTGAAGATAAGATAAATGACTGGAATTATGCCGATGACAATATTATAAAAGTCTATCGGCATAATGCGGTCTGCTACTACAAGGTTGTGAGCGGAGGTTCACATCAGGAGCCATGCTACGCTGTGGTGGATGATATTTCCCAGTATTCTTCTACGGAGTTTGTTGACGTGTTTGATAAGGCTACTGAAAAGTGGTATAAGTTAAATAATCTTAACGAGTTCGAGGAATACGGTATATACGGAAACGGTACCGGTATTACTTTCTATGAGGGCAAACTAACAATCGACGGTAACTATGAGTATCAGTATTCAGGTACCGGCTGGACTAACGTAGGAGAGGTAACTGGTGCCACTAAGACAAGTGGGTTTACAACGCCAGATATTAATACTTCTTCGCCTGTTAACGAGAACGTTAACGACGGAGACTACGTAGTGATAAGTTATTATGTCGGCAGCAGCCCTACAAATCCTAATTCCATGATGGCGTATAAGAATCAGGCGCCGTATTATGCTGGTAATTTGACTGATTATCTAGGTACTTCGACAATAGATACAAGTACAACTATTGACGCGTCTGTGTGGAAAATAGAGGCTACGCCAACGGCAGGACAGTATTACTTAAAAAACGTTAATAACGGAATGTACTGGGCGTATCAGGATTCGTCTACTTCACACTCATTCTACCTAGAAAATACCCCTTCTCCGATCGCTATATTACCTACTAACTATACTGGTTTTGTGGGCTTCGTAGAAAAGTCTTCTGGGATTCATTCGTACTATGGCGGATACGGTTTGAACAGGCTGTTCGGTTACTCTAACATGATGAACTGGTTTAACTCATCATCATATGATGAGTCTAGTTTCTGGGGCGACAGCAATACGTCTTTTAGAATTTTTAAGATTAATGCAGGATCTGTGGAATACCCGGTTGAGTACGCTGAGAAGCAGGCGCCGCCTCAGGATCTGGTATTTGCCGATATGGAAGAAGCGCTGGCTTATGAATGCCCGTATGTCGGCTTAATGGCTACAATCGGTGGCGTAGAGTATATCTTCTCAGACAATAACGAATGGCTACAGGTACTATATCAGTGGGTTACCATACCGGGCGAATATGAGTGCGTTGAGGGCGACAAATACGCAGTAGAGAAACAGCAAGTATCTTATAATGGCGGTATTACATGGAGCGATACTGGACAGGAAAGGCAGGGTGCAATAATAGAGACCGGAAGTACAGACTGCTCACACATCTTACCTAGCGTACCGTTCTCTGTAAATTACAACGCTAAGGAGTATAACGCCGGTACTTATACAATACCGCAAACAAACGGACAACTGCAGAACGTAGACGCGGTATGTAATACAGGCTACAATATAGTAGACCACTCTTCTGACGGATATATTACAGTTAACAGCGGTACCAGAATGGTATTCAGCGGCAATAACGGTACTTATCTGCTCAGATATAACAACCTGACAGGCTGCTCGTTTACAGTAGTATCTAAGGCACTTACAAGAAGCGGTTATTCACTGTTTACAAACCGTTCTGGATATGGACGTAACTACATGTACCGACAGGATACTACCTACGCTTATCTTTGCGGTACTGGAAATACCGGTTCTGACACTTGTTACTGTTCACCAAGCGATCCTAATATACTTTCTGTAAGAGTATACTACGATAGTAATAGCAATCAGTATATGGCGAAGTGGGATAACTGGACTACGAATGTAAGTAGCAATCCCGTAGAGTATCAGTTCAACACTGAATATATAACCAACGGTGGAGCGCTCTTCTGCGACTACAGTGACTCAGACAGCGAGTTCTGGCAGGGCAACTTCTACTGGCTCTACATGACGCAGAATACACTGACGGATGAGCAGATACGACAAGTGATAGATTATAACGAAAACCTTTAAAAAAGTATTTGCGTGGCTTGATAAATTAAGCCACGCTTTTTTTATCAACAAATATGTTTATCTTGAAACTAAATATTAAAAAATACTAAAAAATATGGGACGCCCAAAAGGATCACCAAACAAACCGAAGCAGACCGGAAATATGCTTTATACAGTACAACTGGAAAAACAAATTGACGGTCAAGCGGTAACCAAGAAAAACCAACTATACGACGTAGTTAATTGGGGTGCAAAAAATAATTACCCACTTTTACTGCTTGATCTATATGCTCAGTCACCAACACATCATGCGGCAGTGGATTTTGCCGTTAACGCAATAGTAGGCGACGGCGTAGATTATGAGGCTATGAAGGTGGACGGTAGCCAGATCATGCCAAACTACTACCAGACTTGGGAAGATATCATCCGCTCTCTATCATTGGATTATATACTTTATGGAAGTTATGCTCTGCAAATCATTAAGAATAAGGACGGTAAGACGTTTTCGTTTTATCACACACCGCTAGAGAAGGTGCGCTGGACGCAGTATGATGAGGACGGACAGATCACTCACTATAAGATATCAGCAGACTGGACTTCACCAACGCAGAACCCTCCCGTAGACGTTCCAGCGTTCGATATGCAGGACGCTTCCAAACTGGAAAAGGGACAGCCTTACTTACTGGTATACAGGAAGTATACGCCGACAATGACGTATTATACCAGCCCGATATATACGGCTGCAATTAAGGCGATCCAGAGCGAAATTGAATACCTTAACTACGACCTGAAGAACATCACCAACGGCTTCGTACCAAGCGGTATGCTGGTTTTAAATGAGGTGGAAAACGATCAGGAAAGAGAGACGATCATCCGGAACATCCAGAACATGTTCGTAGGCAGCGAAAACGCCAACTCACTTATGGTATCCTTCCGCCGTAACCAAGAGGAAACCGCTCCGGAGTTCGTTCCGTTCAATGTTGACGCAAAGGCTGATAGATATGAGGCTGCAAATAACAGAACAATCAGCCGAATACTAGCCGGACATCAGATACCTTCGCCAATGCTGATAGGTATGCCAGATAGTACCAACTCAGGTTTTAGTAGCGATGCAGATAAAATTGAGACCGCGTTCCAACTTTACATGAAACTGGTCGGCAATAACAATAGAATGGCGATAGTGAAGACGATAAATACGCTGCTTAACATGAATGGCGTTGACGTTGAAATCATCTTAAAACCGTTAAAGTTCAATGATTTTTCTGACGGTGGAAACGTAACGACAAATACCAATGCTACGGACAAAAACCAAGACGTTTCAACCGACAATATCGAAGAAAAGAGAGAAGGAGACGATAACAAAGAATAATCAAGCATTAGGGGCTTCTAGAGGGGTATAACTCCAACGGAAGCCCCTATGTTGTTTATATTCGCCTCTACAACATTTACCGACATTAGAATTATTAAATCCATTTCTTTGGCACTCCATTGTAGAATCCCATACCTTAACTAGTTGATTATCTAAAGTATACTGGTAAACCTTTTTTGATTTATTTGGGTGGTTTCTTTGCTTTTCAACCGCTCGTTGTGTTCTAGTACCGTAGTTGATATTATACTTTTGCGTACAGTACTCTAGATTATCTACGTTGTTATGGTAAGGGTTTTCGTCCTTATGGTTAATGCAAGGTAGGTTGTCCTGATTGGGTATAAACGCTTGCGCTACTAACCTATGAATTAAATATCGTTTTTTAGTTCCTTCCTTGCATAAATCTATACAAAGATAACCACCCGTACATTTAATTGGTTTTAATATCTTACCTTTTAGAGACATTTTGCTACCATAACAAGCATTTACTATTCTGCCTACGCTTCTTATTCTGCCTTTATCAGATACCTCATATAAGTTTTCGTAGCCCACTACCGGCTTCCAAATCTCATCTTCCATCGTTATGAATATGTTTATTAAAAGTAATTATTTTTGCGCTTGTTAACATTTGCAAAGATATATAAAAAATATTAAAAAAACAAATATCATGATCATCAATAAGCAATACTTACTACAGTACTCACCGCTGCCCAGTAATTATCAGGTGGACGAATTGTTAAATTATGTTAACGTTGCGGAAAAGATTTGGATCGTACCAGTGCTTGGAGAAGAACTATACGAAGATCTGCAGCAGCAAATAGACGACGACGAATTGAGCGAAGAATACGGTACGCTACTTACAACCGGTGGTCTATGGCAATATCTTTCTTTCGCTACCGTACTGGAAGCCCTGCCGGTCATCTGGAGCAATTTCTCGGAGGTGGGCATCACTCTAGGCAAATCAGAAAACTCTGATAGCGTCAGCCTAAAAGATATGACGTATATCGAACATCACATCCGCAATCAGGTGGAGGTATTAAAGGAGTCTCTTATCAAGTACTTAAACGATCACTGCAACTCATTCCCGCTTTTTGCTGTGAGCGACTGTTGCCAGTGCTCATGTTGCGGGGATAAGTTAGGTATGGAACGCCCAAATCCTGCGCTGCAATTGTATAGCCCTAGACGTAGAAGGACTAACCTTAAATAAATGCCTCTATAACGCTCGCATTTGGCTTCTAAGACATTTTCTCGTTAAAAATGATAAATCTATCATCTGAGAAAAAATAATGGCTTGTAGAGCGTTATTTTAATAAAGTTAAATAAAGTTAAAAAAGCGTGTCAGAAATGACACGCTTTTCACTTATAGAACAATAAACGACAACTACTTCGCTAAGTAGTGCAGGGCTGCCTATCTTTCGCAGACCGGCTAGCCCTTTAGTAACTAACTAAACATTTACCTAAAAAAGAAAAAACAAATTTTAAAAAGGCAATTCATCCTTATCTTTAAATAACCACCCTTCTATCTTCTTTTCTGTTTTATTGTACCATTCTTCCAATTCTTCTCCTTCAGGTACACCATTAGAGTCTATAACCAATAAACCACCTCGATCATGTTTTGCGTTATACTCGCTCAGGTATAAAACAGCGCCTAAGTTAGATATTTTTGCACAAAAGGTATCCTGACCATCTAAAGTATATACAACGTATATGCTTTTATCCATTGTGTTGAAAAACATTGTGTTAAATGATTTTACACAAAAGTCTGCTAGATCCTTTGCTGATACAACCGTGTTTTTGTTTTTAGTTTTAACCATAAATTATATTTTTGATTTTTTATTATTCACATGCATAAAGATACGTTTTTATATTTGCTAGGTAGATAATACCAACTTAGTGCTAGCCATACTTTGTCTAAACGTCTGGCATACAAAACGCTCGCAAAAAATAAATTAACATAACTTAAGTATAATATTCTCTATAAATAACCGCTCTATTTTCAAAGTTAACACTGCAAAGATATATACTTAAAATTTAGGAGTCAAATTATATTAACATTCTTTAACAGAAAAAGAATTTGGAATATCCAAGACAATAATAGTTAATCAAATGTTAAAAAATCTAAACGAGATTTGACTTTCAGAAAAAAAGAATATATCTATGCACAAAAGAACGGCAAAAACGATTTTTTTGTCAGGAACATAATATTTATTAATAAACAATTTTAAAACAATTATTAAAATGGAAACTACAAAAAGTTTTTTGATGGTGCCTTTCGCACTAGAGGTTTTGCTGCAGGATAAGACTACGGCAAACGTGTTACATCTGGTTAACTGCTTCCAGAAAAATGAAGGCGGTTATCGCTACAACTGTGACAAACTGTCAGAGTTGGTACATGCGCCCAAAGGGGACGTTGATTTGGCGATCCAGACACTACTGGATAACGACTTGATTTATATCAAGAATGAGAACTACTTGAACGTAAACAAGGATGCTCTAACTAAGTATTGGGGTATCTCTTTTACAGATCTTTCAGACGTTACTTACTACAAAGAACATAAGATAGAACGTAGTAAGATTATTACTTTCAAAGATACACCTACTGACGGACGGTATATTAACATGATGCTGACACCTGACGAAATTGCGTGTATCACAAAGATGAGGGAGGGTAAGTTATGAAAAGAAAAAGACTTACAGATAGCCAGAAGATATACTTGGAATATGTTCCGGCTTCAATGAAAGGTTTTCCGACGAACTTTAAACTGTTCGTCGGGAAACTCCTGCAAGTACACTATGCTACCGGACAGCCGAAGTATATCTATCTTAGCGATAGGGAAATTACAGAAGACACCGGTCTGGACTGGAAACAGATCAACCTGTGCCGGTCGCTACTTATTGCCAAAAAACTCATCTATTGGGTGAAGGGAACATACGGAGTTGCCAGTCATTATATACTGCTATTCGACGAGAACGGTGAGGTAAAAAAACTTGACAATTCATTGGTGGAAGAAGTTAACAACGTTTTCGCTTCTAAGGTAAAGAATAACAACGACTTGGAAGCGAAAAACGAAGAAAAAGTTGGTATAACCTATAACTTATTACATATAACTAATAACTCTAAACAAATAACTTCTAACTTGGAACAAATAACTTCTAACAGCGGAACATTATTAACTGGTAAACTTGTTACTTCTAACTCTGAACAAATAACTAATAACTTGGAACATTTAAATCCTAACAACAACGATAACTCTACAACTGATAACTCTGGAAACGTTGACGATGGATTTGAGTTTTACAAAAAACACATTTATGATGTTGACCATGCTTCTTCAACAGAAGAACTGAAACGTGTCAGAGAGGAAATAGAAGAAGATAGAAAAGAAATGAAACCAAATCCTAACGGATATCATACGCTACTCCTAGAAGAGATTTTCGATAAACGGAAAGAAGAATTAAGTAACCAAACTCCAATAGAAGAAGAAGAATCCTACGAAGAGAAAACTCGCAGAAGAGAGGAACTAGCCGATAAGAGACTAGCGGAGATGGTGGCAAAAGGTTCTGCGTTCGGTGAGGCTATGGTTGGATAGTGTTAACAAAAAACGAAGTTTTCAGTTAACATAAAAAAAGTTAATAAAAAACTTGTTATTTAACAATTTTTTATATATCTTTGCAATACCAAAGGAAATGCTTAAAATAAATTTGGAAATTCAACAAACATGTGCATGGGCTGACCTTCAAACAACCCATGCATTTATCGAAAACAAATTGTCTCTACAAGATATAAGACTCTACGGGCAAGAGTCCCCATGTTTCCATTTAATCACCAAAGCGAGCGCATGCCCGGCGCTCGCTTATATAAAAACAGAATATACCAATGATAGTACTTAAAAAAGATTTTACAAGAAATGGAACCCGCTACCAACAACTGATGAAGAACGAACAGATTGTTATCTACAGATGCTCAAGAGAGGACGGGCTGGATACCTACTACGAGGTGTTCAAGTACAAGACTAGAACAGAAGACTTCCTACATACAGAGGAATGGGAAGTATACCCTAGCGACAACGACTTCGGTAAATGGGCTTGGTGTTGCTCCAACGGAAAATCGGTAGAGAAGGTGTTAAGAAAACACTTCTCAGAACTGCAGGGTACACCTACCTATCAAAAGACGCTCGATTTGGTATCCGGTTTTGGCTTTTGAGCCACTTTCTCCTATCGAGCAGTAGGGTAGTACCACCAAGAAAAAATAAGGGCTCACAGAGCAAAAAAACAAAAGACAGATGACCAACGAACAACTTGAAAAACTATACCAAGAAGCAAGAGAAGCCTCCGCCCTTAGACTGGCAGCCGAAAAGAAAGAGAAGGCTAGACTGAGAAGCGTAGCGTCGGCAGAGCGCTACTGCAAACTATACCAACTCAGACTACAGGAAAAGCAACTCCAACGAAAGAAGAAGGAACTAGAAAGGGCGGAACTCGCTCACCTACAGAAAGTCAGGAAGAACCTAATGCTGGCGCTGGATACGTTCATTGAGTGGCGCCAACAACTCGAAGAACGCTGCGATGAGATCATCCAGAAGAACTTAGAAGCATGGCGACTTTTTTTGGATACCAAGACTATCGAAAGGATCGATAAGGAAATCCC